AAACACCTAGTAACGAATACTTTACACCAGTCAAAAAAAGAACTAGTATAGGGCGTTCTTCACGCAGTAGGCCAAAGAACAAAAACAAAAGAAGGCAATTTGTCAAATACAGGGGGCAAGGATGACCAAGTTATGTCCAAGAGGTAAAGCGGCAGCAAAGCGTAAATTTAAGGTTTACCCTAGCGCTTATGCAAATGCCTATGCCTCAAAAATATGTGCGGGTAAAATTAAAGATCCAAGTGGTACAAAAAGAAAAGATTTTAGAGGACCAAAACCAAAAGCCATGGGCGGTGTTATAGATTTTAATTCTATCTCACAAAAAAGAAAAAAAGTTTCGTCTATGAATAAAGGCGGTATGGCTAGAGCATGTGGTGCCATAATGGAAGGCAGAAGAAAACAAACTAAGTTTAGCTAATGGCTAAAAATGGTTTAAAAAAATGGTTCGCTCAGAAATGGGTAGACATAGGCAGCAAAAGAAAAGATGGATCTTTTGCTAAATGTGGTAGATCAAAACAAAAGAAAGATGCAAAAAGAAAATATCCAAAATGTGTTCCTTTGGCAAAAGCAAGGCGTATGTCTGAAGGACAAAGAAGATCAGCAGTAGCAAGAAAAAGAAGTAAAGCACAAGGCGTGGGAGGCAAACCAACAAACGTAAAAACATTTGCACAACGTGGTGGATTGATATCTAATCGTAGACGAGCAGGTGTAGCAACAAAAGGGTTTGAGTTTAAAGGTGTCTTTTAAAAAAGATCCTAAAGTAGGCACTGGTAAAAAACCAAAAAATAGCGGTAGGAGATTATACACTGATGAAAATCCTCGTGATACTGTTAGTATTAAATTTGCTACTCCTACTGACGCCAGAAGAACAGTTGCAAAAGTCAAAAAAGTTAATAAGCCGTTTGCTAGAAAAATTCAAATTTTAACAGTTGGTGAACAAAGAGCAAAGGTTATGGGCAAAGCTCAAGTAGCTAGCATTTTTAGAAAGGGTAAAGATGCCATTAGAAGAGGACGTAAAACAAGACGTACGTAAGTGGTCTGAACTATACTTAGAGGTTCCAAATAAACATTTAGGAGGCATGCCAGCTTGTCCTTTTGCAAAAAAAACTTGGAAAGATAATAAAGTATTGGTTGGTGTGAAAGGTAAACATAAGTGGTACAAAACTCAACTAAATTTATATCTCAAAAACATAGATTGGAACAAGCATGAATTATTGATATTCTGTGATCCTTACTTTAATTATGGAATAGAGGATCTACAGAATGCGATTGATGAGTACAATAAAGAATATAACAAAAAAGATGTATTCTTTATGGGTTTTCATCCGCATAACCCCGCCAACGAAGAAGAGCAAGAATTTTTGGTCACTCCAAATGGGGAGCACCCTATGGTAGAAAAGAGCATAGATTACTCAATGATGTTGGCACAAAAGTTCTCGCAATTGCAAGAAGCTTCTGATAGACTACACAAATCTGGTTACTATAAGTTGTGGCCTAGAGGGTACTATCAAGACGTTGTAGTATCGAGAGCAAAAACCTATAAACGAATATTCGGAGGTCGACATGATGGGTAAAAAGAAAATGGCAGGCGGCGGTCGTGCCAAAAAAAAGTCAGCTAAGAAAAAAGCTGTAAGAAAAATGGGTGGTGGTGCGATATCACCTAGAAAGAAAATGGCCATGGGCATGATGGGCGGCGGCAAAGCTAAAAAGAAAATGGCAGGCGGCGGCATGATGGGCAAAAAGAAAATGGCAAAAGGCGGAAAAGCTAAAAAGAAAGCTGTCAAAAAACGTGGCGGCGGAATGATGAAGAAAAAATAGATGCCAACTTACGCATCAACAGCTAACTTTGATTTATCTATAGATGATATAGCAGAGGAAGCATATGAACGTTGTGGTTTGCAAATTCGTAGTGGATATGATTTGCAAACTGCTCGACGTTCGTTAAATATTTTATTATCTGAGTGGGCAAACAGAGGATTAAATCTCTGGACAATACAATTACAAGAAAAAACACTACCAGCAAACACAACAAGTTTAACAGGCACAAATCTTTTCGGTTCAGGTGCTAATGATAGTCAACAGATTGTTGACATAACTGATGTAGTAATACGAGACAGCAGTAACAATGATTTTGCAGCTACATCTATAAGCAGATCAACATATTTTAATTTTACTACTAAAACAACAAGCGGAAGACCAACTCAATACTATTTTGAGCGTACGATAAACCCAACACTATTTCTGTATCCAGCTGCAGACGTAGCTTACACTCTAAAATATTATGCACTTGTTCGTATGTTTGATGCGGGCGACTACACAAATAATGCTCAAATTCCTTTTCGTTTTCTTCCATGTATGACGGCTGGTTTAGCATATTATATCAGTATGAAAAAGTCTCCTGACAGATTAGTTGCATTGAAACAAATATATGAGGATGAATTTCAAAGAGCTGCAGCTCAAGATGGTGAAAGAACAAGTTTATTTCTTACTCCTAAAACATACTTTCCGAGTATCTAATGTCTAAATTTGCATCTGGTAGATTTGCAAAAAGAATATCTGATAGATCAGGTATGGCTTTTCCATACAATGAGATGGTTGAAGAGTGGACTGGAGCAAGAGTTCATTACACTGAATTTGAGGCTAAACATCCACAATTAGAGCCGAGACCTATTGTTCAGGACCCACAGTCTTTACAGTTTGCCAGAGCTCAAATAGCTAATTCAACTTGTTTTGTTGGGATAATAGGTGTTAATACTAATAGATTTTCAAGTGTTGGCATGCAACCTAAAACTGAAGCAAAAGAAACTAGATTGCAGAGTTTTAGTGGAAATGTTACAGTGAGCACATCATGACCGATTATTCTGATTTATTGTCAAATGTTAGGGCATATACTGAAACAGATTCAAATGTTCTTACAGATGCAATTATTAATCAATTTATTATTTCCACTGAAGATAAATTAAGAAGAACAGTAGATTTAACCTATTATAGAAGATACGACACCGCAACATTAACTATTAACAACTCCTTTCTGCCTTTACCTGCAGATTGGGAGGCAACAAGATATATTCAACTCATAGACGGCTCTAATAATAGAACTTTCTTGATACAAAAAGATATTTCGTTTATGAATGAATTTGCGCCAAACAGGACATCAACTGGAGCTGGTACTCCCAAGTATTATGCTGTTTATGATGATGATACCCACATGTTGGCACCAACCCCGAACGCTGCATTAACTGTAGAGCTCGCATACACGTACAAGCCACCTGTCTTGTCCAGTAC